GTAAACAATCCTGCTAAGTTAATATCAGCCATTATTTACTCCTTAGTATTTAAGTAGGTTAGTGCCAAGTGTACCAAACAAACCAGCCTGACCTAAACCAGATGCAAGGTTAGCCTGAGCTGCCGCTTGACCACCCTGAAGTAGAGCATTAGCTGCTGTACCTGCTGACTGAGCATTGTAACCACCAAGCTGAGCACCCAACTCAAGAGGAGTTAGACCAAGCTGTTCAACACCAAGACCAGTCTGCATCAAGCCAGTACCACGTGCAATAGCCTGATCCATTTCTGTCTGAGCCTGTGAACGAGCCTGCTGTGCAAGAGCCTGATCAGCCATTGTACGAGCTTGGTTAAGGCCAAACACATCAGGCTGTACCATGCCAGTACCTGCACCAGCACCCTGACCAGCAAGGCGCATACCTAGACGACCAGAGCCAAACAGATCCTGCTGCATGGCTAGGTTCTCTGCCTGACGAGCTGGCTGCATCATAGCCTGCATTTCATCGTAATACTTCTGAGCATTAGCAGTAGTGTCCAGTGATGTAGGCAATGCATTGGTAGCCATTGTCATGTACGTATCACGGAATGCTTGTAGTGCTGGATCAAGAGTGTACGTAGCAGTGTAGTTTTCTGGGTCAAAAGTAGAGTAACCAAGGCCAGTAGTTACACTGTACGGCTTAAATGCAGCAGCTTCCGCAGCAGTGTTTGCAGCAGCAAGCTGAGCATTAGCAGCATCTTTAGCCGAGCTATCAATCTGACTAGCTCCGTACAATGTACCAGCAGCAGATGCTACGTCTTTCCAGTTATTAGTTAACCAATCCCACATTATCTATATCCTCTTAAAGCGTAGCGTAGGCTGTTACATCATCTGCAGATGATACTGCACCAGTAGATGCCAATTTAAATACAGTAGTTGAGTTGTATGCAAACAACAAATCAGTACCACTAACAGTAATTGTCCATGCACCAAGATCAACAGAAGTCATATCAGTCAAGCGAGTTTGAACAAATGCTGTTGTAGCTACCTGTGTAGTGTTAGTCCCTGCAGCAGCCGTTGGAGCTGTAGGAGTACCAGTCAACGCAGGTGATGCTAAATTAGCTTTAAGTGCTAGAGATGTTGTCACATCTGTAGAGTTAGCTTTAGTAGCAATTGCTGTTTCAATAGCTGTAAACTCAGCATCAACCTCTGCACCCTTAACAATCTTTGCTGGAGTGCCAGTAGGCAGAGCATCCTTTGATGCGTAGTCCGTTAGTTTAGTATAGTTAGACATTAGTAGATCCTGCCTTGTTTAATATATAAGTCCATCTTTTGAATTGATAATGGAGCACCGTTAATAACAGCTTCAATACCTACTTGCAGCACGTTACCGCCACCGCCAACAGGTACACGAATAGTATCTGATAGAGTACCAACCGTGAATTCAGCTATTCCGTACTCAGCCACGCCCCATTCAGAGTTTGCCTGACTCGCTACAACTAATGGGTATGTAGTGTAGCTATCATCATAATCAAAGCCTACTTTAAAATTAATAGGTTGTTCTGATCCACCAATGAGTGTAGCAGCAAAACGTTTGAAGAATTTCAATCGAGTGCTGTCACCAAAGTCCATGTAGTTAGTGTAGTATTTTAATGTATATGAAGATCCGTTATCATCATAGCCACCATACTCACCTACACCATCTTCTTGCATAAAGTACATATCAAACTTCTTAGTAGTAGGATCATATACTTCAATCATGTTTGTTTGTGTTTGGTTGTCCCACACAGTAACACGTGTACTTCCATCCTGTAGCTGTGTACGCATATCAAAGCACCATATACGTTTATACTCTGGAATAAGCAGTAAGTAAAATGCTTCAGATGCAGCGTATACAGAACGTATTGTATCTGGATCAGTACCAATCACATCACGAACTAAGTCATCACGCACGTTCTTAGATAGATCACGGAACGGCTGAGACTTCTCTTGAATCAAACGACCAAGAGACTGTACACCTGTACGAGACAAAAATACAATATCAGTACCAGTGTTCTGTACAGAATCACGTGCAATACAGCCAACGTTGTTAATTACTTCTACAAGCTGCATTGATGCAGGATCAAGCGTACTGCTATTAGACCCATAAATAACAATGTTGTCTTTACAGAAGATAATCAAACGCCCTGAGTGAGCACCAAGTGCTACAATCTCATCGTTACCTTTAACAAGCACAGCAGATAAATCAACACTCCCTGAAGTACCTGAATCCCAGTTAGTTCCATCCAGTAAGTCAGACCAATACACAGTTGTTTTATTTGTTGTTGTATTAGCTGTCCATAGACGACCATAAGCTGATAGGACAGTGTTACCTTTAGGTGGATCAGTCTTCTGCCATGTAACAACAGGAGAGCCTGTAGCCGGACTAGACGTACTGTTAGGTAACGTATAAGTGTAAGTATTAGTCCCAGTTACGGTAATGGTAAATGTACCGTTATACTCAGTCTCTGTAGCACCGCTAATAGTTACTTCTTGCCCTGTAGCAAAGCCATGAGCAGTGTGAGTAACTGTAGCTGTAGTACCAGACGATGTAATTGTTACTGCATGCTGCAGTGTAACATTTTTAATATCATCTAATACGCCAGTTGTTGGGCTAAAGTAAATAGGATCATAATTACTTGAGAATAAGTAAGCTGCATCATTAAGTGTAGCAGCTTGCCACCCATCAGTTGTTATTGTATTAGAACCAGAGTATGTTACTTGAGTAAGGCCACCATTCTCTACGATGTAAAAGTCAGTATCAGACCAACAACCAAAATAACGTGTACCATCAATATCAATGAACTCATGAGCTCCCTTAAGATTGACTCCAGTCGTACCCGTTGTAACATAACTCCAGCCTTTACGTGCACCTAATCGTCCGTACTTATCTATAACGCAGTTGTCTGCCTGCATAGCAAAACCAGACGCAAGCGTAACAGAAGACTCTTGGGTGTTTAACCCATAGAATCCCGGAGCTGCTATGCTTGCTGTTTGTAATGGTGCTGACATTTATACCACCTGCCAAATCAATTCTTCTGGGTGACGTGCAGCATCAAGGCTGATAGCGTCATTGATAGAACGTCCTGCTGTTTGATATGCAACTGCTGCACTAGTACCACCATCTTCCCCACGTTCCTCAACTGCTTTAGCGTATGCAAGCATCAAGACAGGATGAGCAGGAATCTGCAGTACATCATCATAGTTTTCTAAGTTAGGCTGGCGCATTACACCGTTAAAGCGAAGTGTATATGCAGCATCTGGAATTGGGAAAACATCAACGATATTCTCATTAGTAGAATTAGTACCGTTGTATGAGTAATGTGTAGGTGAACCCATCTGAGTCGTGCCTAATAAAAACATTCTGTTCATCCATGACGCATCTGCATACTGCATGACAAAGTCATCACTATCATTAAGTACGTCTAGGATTTTAAAGCTGTTGTCAGTATCTGTTAGCACGTAGCTAAAGACACCGTCTTGAGTTGTAGCAGTAATTGTTGTTCTTAACGCTGACCAGTCCCAAGCATTCTCTACTTCTTCTTTAGCATCGTTTATAAGAACACCAATCAATGATGAGTATGGTGTTTGATTAACAGAAGATACTGTACTTTCACGAAGACGCTTAAGTACATTGTTAACCATTTGTAAGTATGTCATTTGCTGTGTCCTATTTACATAGATGAGGGTAGCACAAAACCGCCCAAAAGTCAAGCATTATTTTAGTAGTCCCAACTCTCGCCAGTAGCTGCAGAGTACCAATCAGGTGTAGTATTTGTAGCGGCTATTGGACTTGAGCCTTCAGTCGAGCCGATAGTATAACTATTGTCATTATTCTGATTATAAGAAGTACCAATAGTGTAACTACCATCTGCATTCTTATTAGCTGCTGTACCTATAGTGTACATACCAGTATTAGGATTGTAGTTACCAAATCCTTGTGAGCTATTACCTACAGTAGACAAATTGTATAAATCTTCTAATGTATTGATTGGAGTATTGCCAATCATATCAATAGATCCTACAGTTGGAGTAAAGTTAAAGCCCATGTACTGACCTGCAGCAGACGGAGTAGCAGAGTATTCTCCACCAAACAATCCTTTAACAACCCCGCCTACATTGCTTAATGCATCGACAATATCATTACCTACTTTATTAGCAAAGTCGCCCCAGTCTTGTTTCTTATATGTATCCATATTGTAATTCTGGAAGCCGCCAACAGCAGGTAGAATACCTTCGCTCATTCGCATTAATACTTCACTAGGGTTTTTAGATAACCAGTCACGTTCTTCAGGATCAGTTATACCAGCTTTTTCTAAATAAGAGTTGATAGCAGATTTATCGCTCCAATCTTCAATAGCTTTAGCACCTGCTGCCATCCAAGCAGGAGCAACAATACCAAGTGCATCTACTGCACGTGGGTCATTCATTTGTGTCTGACGTGCAATAGCTTCTGCTGTACGTTGCTCAAGTGTTTTAACTTTGTCCCATCCATTAGTAGCAGTATCAGATGAAGTATTAACTTGCATCATACCTAATGGAGCAGAAGTAATAGCATTATTGACTGTATCAATAGAGACTGTCTCAGCAGGTGTTGTTTCGCTTGGCTTCTCATAGAACATACCACCACCGCCTAGTACACCTGCGGCACGTGTTTTAGCAAGACGCTGCATAAACTCTGCTAGCGTCTCTCCTTCTTGTTGAAAGTAACTTGAATCGTATGCCATTACTCTTTATCCCCTTCAAAGATGTCACGATCAGTCTTCATGACAGTGTTACCTTTGTTAATCAATACATTGTCTTTAGTAATGTCAAGAGTATAGGGATCAGCTTCAGACGATTTGATACGTAGAAGATCAAGCATCTCTTTAGCAACAGAAGTCATAGGATCTTCTTTCTCTGCACCAGACTGACTCATCATAATGTCAAGCACTGTCTTACCAATCAACGTAGAGATAGAGGATACTACTGCAACAAGACCAGCATCTACATTAGGAATCATAATTGTGTAGATTACTGTACCCAACGCAGCCAGTGCTACCATCGAGTTGAGAAAGTAAACCACAATACTGTCTTTGAGCTGGCTGTCTGTTCCACTCTTCATTTAAACCACCCTGCTTTGTTGTCTGCCTTAACGACAGGACAATCCTTCTGTACTTCTACTACTTTAGTAGTCTCAATAATTTGAGGAACATTAACTAACTTAGTTACTTCAATAACCTGTGGAGCTACTGGCATAACATTGTACTTAAACTGGTAAGCAACACCGCCTGAAAAACAGACAATCAACATACCAATATATAGTATGCTACCTAAAAATTTCTTTTCTTGATCTTGCATTATTTACCTGCGATGCTTGCGCCAAAGTATGCGCCAATGATTGCTTGGAAGCTAGGTATAATTACTGGCAACACTACGCTGCCTTGTAACTGAACCCACTTCTGTTCTACTTGTGTCGTGTCAATTAAACCGAACAAGTAACTTCCTCCAGTCTGTATCTCCTGCAGTACGTTAATAGGCTGTACTATAGGGAACAAAGCTAGCAGCACGATAACTGCAGTAACGGATAAAGCAATGACACGTCGTGTAAAAGCGAAGTAAGAATTACTACTAGCCACTTCATTAACTTTATCTATTGCTCCTTGACGTGCAGAGAAAGCATCAAACATAGCTTTACGTTCGTCTGCTTTGTTCTGCATGCCCATGCTAAATAGCTTGACGACAGCACCAAAGATACCACCGCCAACTAGAGGAAGTATTTCAGTAAGCATTACTTATCAACCTTACGG